CATTTTTTATCTCCTTATTATTAAATTATCCAAAAACTAAAGCCATTGCAATAGCTTTACCTGTTGTTATTCCTGCTGTTGCGAAACTTAAAACCCCTGCTCCGTTTGTAACTAAAGCTTGGTTTGCTGATCCGTCAGCACTTGGTAAAGTAAGAGTTAAACTTGATCCCACTGTAGTCGGTGCTTTTAAAGCAACGAAGTGTGAGTCGTCTGCGTCTCCAAACTTTAACAAATTTTGTGTTGCTAATTGAATGTCGGAAGAGTCTCCCATTACATCAATTATGTTTGTACCATTAGAGTACAAGAACTTGTGACTTTTATCAGTCGTTGCAAAAGTTGTTCCTGTGCCTGATGCTGTTTTAAATTGTACTGTAAATGCCCCTGATGTAGAATTTTTCACAATGTATCTCATTTCAACTGAATCAGGGATAGTAACGATTTGGTTACCTGTTATCGTTCCTGTTAATTCAATAATTTGAGTTGCTACTTCTGATCCTGTGTTACCGTTAGTGACAGTTAAAGCCGTTGTTTGTGCTCCGCCTGCTATTGATTTAGCAATATAACCGGAAGCAATTTGTTGCATAATGTTAAGGTTCGTGTTTGTTTTATCACCCCACGTACCTGAATTTTCTCCAGTTGCCATTAATTCAACACCTAAAGACGAATATGATGATGCCATAATTTTTTCTCCTTAATTTATTTTACTTTATGCAGCAATCTCTGTCCACACTGCACTATTGTTTGGATCGATTTCGTTCCAAGAATTTATGCTCTCAACTCCAATTGTAGTGTTGAGTTGTATACCTGTCAATACTGCCTCTGCTGAAGCACCTGCTACAGCACTTCTCAGCGTAGTTCCTAACTGTTGTCCTGTTACATCAACTAAAGTTACAGCCTCACCCGTGCCTGCACCATCCTGAATATCTAAGAGTTGTCCCGTTACATCTATTGTTGCAGTTCCTGTGATAGCCACAGATCCAAGAGCAGTTGCTAATTGTTGACCTGAAAACTCTGCATCAGGCTCAGCATCTACTGTGCCTTGAGCTGTAGACATTTGTATATCTACTACAGCAGTTCCCCATAGTTGTTGACCCCATCCGATTACAGAGCCAAAACCTGGATTAAATTGTGATGATACATCAGCAGTAATACTGATAGAAGCTATTTCAGTTCCTAGAGAAGTTGCTATTGATAATCCTGTTGGCGTTACAGTTTGTGATAAAGTCGCTGCACCCCAATCTCTTTCACCCCAAGATAATCTGCCCCAACCTGCGTTTACCTCTGCTCCAACAGAAACTGTGCCTACAGTTGAAGTTAGAGACTGACCTGTTGCTAAAGTGTCTGCTGCAATACCCCAAGCGTCGGCACCCCAAGTTAGTCTACCCCAACCTTCGTTTATTTCACCATCGATTGTTACAGATGCAAGAGTGGTTGCTAAGGCTTGTCCTGTAGCTGCTCCGGCTTCGTCAGAGTCACCCCAAACCTGTTCGCCCCAAGCACCTCTTGCCCAACCTTGAGTTACACTTGTCGTTACGTTTACGCCCGCTAAAGTTGAAGATAAAGATAAGCCTGTTGGAGCTGCGTCTCCTATTGCACCCCAATTTGTGAAGCCCCAAGTATTCGCACCCCATCCTGCATTAATCTCATTGACAATTGAAACGCTTGCTACTGTTGTATTTAAAGATATACCGCTTGGTATCCCTGCTTGGTTTTGTAATCTACCAAACTCACCAAATCCCCAAGAGCCTGCTCCAAATCCTGTGGAAGGAGTCGATGCTTCATCACCTAAAGTTAAAGTTAATTGTTGACCTGTAACATCAATTAAACTTACTAAACTCTCCCAAGAGTTATGTCCCCAACCTGCAGATCCCCAAGAATTTTGTGTGATATCAAAAATACCACCCATTCCAAGACCGTGTACCCAACACATATAATAAAAATCTGTTGAGGACGAAGGAGTGATTTCAACGTATCTTGTTGTGGCTGCATTAAAAGTTGTGGTGTTTGTGTAATTAGCTTGATTACTTACGCCATCTAAATAGTAAGTTACTCCCGTAGAAATTATTCCGGTAGTGTTTGAATTATTAGAAAATATTAAAGGATGATTATCGTTTGTTCCTTCACTTTGCTCAAAACGTAAAGTAGCCCCTTGTACCCATTCAATAGTACCTGGCCCTGTAGAATTTCTAACACCGTCTAAATAATAAACGTTGCCTGTGCCACCGCCATAAAGGCTACCCGATGCTACGGTAACTGTATATGTTTTAAGCGCCATAGCATCAGGTTCCTCTTATTATGCGATTCTTAATATTGCTGCAGCCCTCGTAAAGTTTGGAAACTGAATAGTGAAAGTTCCTGAAGTTGCAGTTTTATCTGCTCCGAAGTCTAATACAGCTACTGCTTTTCTTGCATCTGTAGAATTGTAAATTAACGCACCTCTAGCGGTTAATGTAACACCTGTAAAAGATCTGTTTGCAAAATCTACTATCGCAACCGTTGCGGACAAAGAAGTTGTTTGTCCAGCTAATACGCCACCTTTGGCTACGTATTGTCCTGATGCAGACACTTCGTTTCCTGTAGTGTATGAAGTTGTTGCTGCACTTAATGTTGCTTGTGAAGTGTATAGAGCGACTTTAAACACGTCGCCACCGTTATTAAAATTATGCGTTCCTCCTAACAATTCTCTTTTGAAAGAACTGCAGACTGCTTGTGTAATTGCCATTTTGTTTCTCCTTTAAATTTTATGGTGATGGAGAACCGACTGAAACTCTCGGTACACCATCTGTATATTCACCTCTTCGTCTTCGACCCATTTGCTCGAGACCAAAGGCTTGTATTTCTTGATTATATCTGTTTTGGTACGTGTTGTACAGAGTATCAGGACTTTTAAGAAAAGTTAGAGCCTCTACCATAGTTCCCAAAAATAATAAATCCGGCGCTTTTGTACTTAAATAAGTAGATGTTTTTTTATTAGGTACTGTAGCTGCATCATTCGAACTGAATAAATGCTCTGGATATTTGATATAATTCAATTGAGCAGTGTCTGCAGAGGATGGAGTTGGTGCTACTAAAGCATATTGGTTACCATCTGTTTTTTGCCACATAGCGTAATATTTAGGTGTGCCTGTAGCTTCTGTTGGATTGAACTCACTTATAAAAGATACATCTCTCTTCTCTAAGAAAGTTCTCTCCCCACCACTAGAAATATGTTGTATTGATCTTACTACCTGTAAATCAGTTGGTAGTAATAAATATCTGTTATTGGCTTGAAAGGTTGCTGTTACAAACTTTCTATTATAGTCGCCATCAACAGCTCTATAAATTTTAGACTCAGCGTCTAATATAAAATCATCTACTATTGCGTCAGTTAAAACATTAGAATCTACTTCAGTGTAGTTTCTAATTTTAGTTATTAATGCTGAATATGTTATTGCCATTATGTTATACTCACTGTTAGTTCACCAACAGATGCTCTCATCTGTCTTTTTTTATTCATCTCACTTGGTGTTATTGATGGTTGTTGAGAAGGTAATTGAGTCTGAACTCCATCTACAGTTACTGTAAATGACACTACTGTAAATTGACCTGGCCAAGCATCAGGTGACAAATCTACAATTGCACTTCTACCTGGATCAACGTCAGGTCTTGGATTTGTTAAAGCAATAGCATCAGCCGGATGATATGGTGGATCTAGCTGTGGGTGTTTAGGTTCAAACTCAGAAATATGAACTAATGAACCATTCCATTCTCTTACCATTTCTTTATATGGAAACTCCATACCTGATCTATCTGATATTGCTTTTGATCTTTTACCTGTTGCGTATGCCATTATACTCCATCTCCATAAAATGTTTGAGGCGATATATAAACTGAAGTTCTTTGTCCATCTTCATTTAACGCTCTTTGTAATTCATCCTCATAAAATAGTTTTAAGCCTTGCGTTAGTTGTGGTGCTTTTTTTAATGATAAATAATATGCTAAGCCTGAACACATACAAGGTAGAAATCTATAAACTACATCTGACTGATTTGTATAAACACCGGCATCTTGTATTCTACCAATGTAATAATATTTTACATAAGTATACGTGCTTGCGTCAGGAGTTAAAAATAAAGTTATCGTTGGTGTTATCTGTCTGTTTACAAAATATTGAGAAGGTTGTCCTCTAGAACCTTTGTTAGGTAAAGCAGCGTAAGCTGATCTATCTATTTTTGTTAATGATACATCTGTGATTGATGTGCCTATTCCTGTGTTAGTAGAAATGTAAGCTTCTAACACGTCATTACAGTCTGCAGGAGTGGTATACGTAGCAGTGCCCGCAGTTAACAATTGTTCTTTCAAAGTTACTTTCCAAAGATGAACACCTCTATTGCCCCATTCAGAAAATAGTAAATTTAAACTTCGTCTTGCTGATCTTAAATCGTGGCCACTGTTAGTACGTACTCCGCATCTCTCGTATGCTTCTTCAATTATATCATCGATATTTAAATCGAATGCTGTAGTACCTGATGTTGCCATAGTTCATTAAATTAAATCTTTGATGTAAGAATTATCTTTCATAGGTATAGATTCATCTTGCAAGCCCATATCTTTTGATCTTGCTTGACCATATCCTTTAACTTCCATACCCATTTTTGCTTTCATCATTTGTTTTGCTTTAATTTTTTTAATATCACCACCTAATGATTTTTTCTTTAATGATCCTTTTCCTATCAAAGATTTCTTAGCGACGTTTTCATAGATTTTCATCTTCGCTTCTTTTCCCTTAGATGCTCCCATAAGTTTTGCTTCTTGTGCAACACCTACTTTTTTGCTTCTTATCATTTTCAAATAGTCTTTTTTTAAATTTTTTTCTTCCGCAACGCCAATTTTATCATTTTCTCTTTTATCTTTAACAAACTGTTTAAAGGTCATCATTTTACCATTTTTAGCTTTCATATTTTTTTCAATAGCCATACCTCTTTTTCTCTCATACGATGAGAGTTGTCCATCTTTATCAAGGTCTGCTTTTTTCGGGTTCTTCAACATAATTATCTCCTTTATAATAAATCTTTGATGTAATCAGATTGCTTCATTATTATTTCTCCACCACCTGCTTTTTTAGTTGGCTTAGCATAATCCATCATAGATTCGAAACCAACATCTTTATATTTTTTACCTTTGTAAAAAGCTCTTTCTGCTTTTACTGCTTTTGGATCTCTTTTCTTAATACTTGTAGCCACAACTGTTGCAGCACCAATTGGAGTAGCAACTCTTGCAAACTTAGCTACTTTTCTTAATCTATTAAAATTTCTTAACTTCGCAGTTTTACCTTTTAAACTTCCGATCGCTTTATCTAACTTACCTAAGTTTGTTGCTTTGGTAGCTTGAGCACCTGCTTTAGTAGCAGGAGGAGATCCTGCTTTACTGACAGCAAATTTTGCTAAAGGTGCAGTTTTACCTGCAGGTAATGCTTTTGGTTTGCCTTTAAATAATTTTTTTGTATTAGTTACAATATCGTCTTGAGGTAATAAATTATAAAGTTTTTTTGCTCCCGCAACAGTGGCAGAGTAAAGTGCTTTTAAACCTTTACCTGTTTTTTCAGCAACACCTGGTGTGCCTGTGCTTCTTCTTAAAACTCTTTTCTTCATATTCTTATCATACCACCATAATATTTTTTAGTAAATGTAGAGACATTAGTTGGCTTGCCTCCAACGCCTTGTGCTCTAGCTCTCTTCCTTGCAACGGCACTCCTCTTCTGAGAGTCTGTCATCCTTGCTGCTTTGGCAGCAGGCACGCACTTTGGATACTTCCGTTTCCTGTCTGATTTCAGTTTGGAACGGCCACAAGGTGCGTATGAACCATCTTTTCGTTTGCTCCCAATATCGACCCATTTTTGACTGAACCACTTTTTTAATCCACTCATTTTAATAGTTCGCCGTAATAGTTCTTAGAACTTTTGTTACCCATTTTTTTACCATCGATCTCTACTTCAATAAATTTACCTATATAAGCACCCGATGGTTTAGGGCCTTTGAAATCTTTTCTTTTTACACCGGAAGGATCTTTAATCTTTCCTGCACATATTTT